CGCCAATGTTCTTGCAGAAGAACGCGTGATCCCCCGCCAGCGCAGGACGGACGTTTGCATCCATCGGGATGAAGGACAGCGGATGGTTGGCCACGGAGCGTGGCGAGAGCAACTCTCCGCCAGTGATACGAGACTGCACCTGATCTGAGAACAGGATCAAGTTGTCGTTCATCGGGATGGCATAGTTGATGATCGCCACTTCAGAGGTCGTAGGACCAATGTCGATTGGGTCAGTGTCGAGCACCACGGTGACGGTGGAGCGCCAGAAGTTGAAGTGCGAGCCACTGCGTGACAGGATGGCGTTCTCACTTGCAACAAACCCTAGGCGGTTGCGATAGTTGAACACGTCGCGGATCGTTTGTCCGATGAAGCTGGGCTGGGGGTTGCTGTCTTCATCTCCAATTTCGCGGTCGTCCCATGTTGCTACCTTGAAGCTGAAGGTTCCGTCCGCCTCACGCACGAGGATGTGGGGCATGGTGGAAGCCTTGAAGCCGAGCAGAGTGGTCTCTGGCATCGACTCCTTCCACACCTTCTTGGTGTCGTCGAAGCGAACATAAAAGTTGTCGAAGTTGTTGGAGGACTCGCCAGTGATCTCTATGATGTAGTCGGCAGGAGCAACCACCGGAAGGTCAGAGAACCTCTGCGTTGACGACTTCATCGACTTCATTGCGACGTTGTTGTTTCCGTCCGTCGAAGAGATCGTGAAGTCGGTGCTATCGGTGCGGTAAATGTGAAGCACGTTGCCATACTGAGTGCTTACAAACGGACTGCCAGTTACAAACGCGGTGCCAGTGATGTCTGACTCGTTGTCGGCGGTAATGGTGCCGTTGAGGTTAAAGTCCGCAGGGGTAAGGCGACGGTTGACAATCGCAGTCGAGATTGCATAGTCGAGCCCGTAGGCAATGGCCGTAGTGCTGGCGAACTTGGAGTGGGTAGAATTGGAGCCGTCAGGTAGCCGGACCTGCCCGCGTTCCGTGCCATCAATGGTAATGTGATAGCCTTTGCCGTAGTTGGCAGCGATCACATGGACGAGGGCTTCCGGTTGCCGCGTCGGGCTGTAGCGCGTGTCCATCGCCGTGGTCACCGTCTTGTTGACCACAAAGGTGTGGTCAGCCACGGTCACGGCGGCGAAGTCGGTGCGCGGGTTGGTCCCGATAAGATATGCTTCTTCCGACCAACTCAGCTTGGCAGTACAAGAGCCTGTGCCAGCTACAGACTTACGACAGCGATAATAATAGCCATTGGTCATGGCCGATGCTGCGGTGGTGGTGTTGGTGGTGATGGTTGCTCGGGTGACTTCTTCACCAGCGAACGCACCTGTGCTGCTTTCCTGCAGCAGGACTACCGCCCCACCTGCAATGTTTGTAGTGACGACGGACAGGGCCTCATTAACCGCCGCCACCTGGTAACTGGTGCCGTTGCCAATGGGACCTTGGCTCGTCAGGGAGTTTACCAACTTGGCGACGGCGTTGGTAAAGTTGACGGTCTGAGCGACGCCAGTGCGCCGGTCGTAGACCTTGAGCGAACCATTCTTGAGGAGCACTATGTACTGCTCGGTGGCATCACGGTTGATGTCGTGGACGAAGGCGTTGGAGGCACCAGCCACGGCCCCGACCATCTTGGAGAGGATCGCAGGAGGGCGCTTGCCCAAGCCCTTGGTGAGGCTGGAGAGGCCGTTGATCTGAACCTCGCCTTGTGTGGTCAGCCGTAGCTGAGACGCCTGTTGTGAAACCCCAGCCAGAAGGTTGGGGATGCTCTCGATGTAGACGGACATCATAGGCTCCGCTGGACGATCCGCGAGGTGTGATAGCTATCGTGGATGCTGTTGGGCCGCGTGTGCTGGACCTCGTGCTGCATCATGACGTTCTTCGCCTGCATCACGCGCTCCTTGGTGAAGGTCATGTTGGGCTCTGCACCAAGCTGCGTGTGGCAGAACTCGTAGCCGGCGAGCGACGTGATGTACTCACGGCAAGGCTCGGGCAGGTACGTGAACACTAGGGCGCTGATGACCTCAGCTTCGACGGATTGCGTGATGGTGAAGGTGTTGTTCTCTTTATCGTAGAGCATACGGTTGCGCTCAACCAGCTTGCGATGGACCTCGGAGCGCGTGGGCGCCACCTTGAGGCAATCGACTGGGAGCACGATGTTGCTGGAGCCATTGGGGGTGAGCGTCATCACTTCAGTGTTGAAGTCCCAGCCGATGGATTGAACGCTCTTGGTCCACTTGCGGAGGAGAGTCGTTGCATCCTGCACGTCAGCGTTGCCCGCGACGAGAGACGCGACGGCGGACTCGCTGATGGCACGAAGCATCTCGTTGACGGCTTCAAGTTCCGTCGTGGCGACTATAGCGTCCATGAATTAGTTCCTTGATCAAAAAATGGCAGAGTGAGGCCAGAGCCCCACCCTGCTGTGGTAAGTGTTGGTTACGCCGAGGCGATGGAGCCAGTCAGCTTCATCGCTGCGATGACGAGGTTGAGCTTGGTGCCCAACGCGTCCAGCGCAGCTTCGACTTCGGTGTCGGAGAAGGTGGCGTTCAACGCATGAGCAACTGACGCAGCGGTGATGTTCACACCCTGCGCTCCAGCGACCATGATGCCGTTGACGTACAGTCCTTCGTTGGCAGCAGCAGCCGCCTTGTGATCGAGCAATATGCGGTTACCGTCGATAACCTTGATGTAGGTGTCAGCCATTGGTGATTACTCCTGTGTGGCTATGGATTAGGAGGTCTTGAGTTCGTAGCCGCACTCAGGACGCAGGATGCCATGACCAACGGCCATCTTCGCAACCTGGAGGGTGCCCTGATAACGGACGCTTCTCTCGCTCTCCATCGCAATGTCGAGGAGCTTCACCGTGCCGGCTGCGCCACGCTGCATGACCAGCGCCGCCGTGGTGGCTGCGTTGATCTGATACTTGGCGAGGCCAGTGGTGATGTTGGTGATCGGAAGGTTGTTGGTCTTCACGATGGGGATGCCAGCGATCTTCGTGATCACGCCATCCGCATAGGAGCCTTGGCCGTTCCAGTCCTTGTTGATGACGGCTGTGGTCTGCGACAGGAGGTAGTACTGCGCGGGGCGCACGAACACATAACGCTCGGACTCGGGGACGAACTTCTCGTCGAAGTTCTGAGCAGCGGCGAAGATGCCCGCCGCGAGGTCGGCACCGACGGTCTTGTAGTCAGCATCGGATGAGGAGCCACCGCCGTTGCCACCAGTTACGGTTGCAGAGGCGCGGGCCGCACTGAGGCCCATACGCAGAACGTTTTGGTCGAAGGCCTGAGCCAGCGCGTCGGCCAACTGAGTGTTGTACTCAGCGCGGACGTCGTAGTGGTTCATAGCATCGTCGATGTCAGCGATGAAGGTGTCAGCGATCAGCATGTCGTCGATGCTGATTTCGCGTGCAGCGTGGTTGATCACCTGGCCGGTTAGCTCGGTGCCGGGGGTGTGGTAGGCCGCGACGGCTTTGCCGATGGCGGGGAACTGGGCAGTTTTCAGTTTGTTTACACAGTGACGTTAATACTGTGCCATGGGGCTGCAGGTTATCCCTGCAGATCAGACTATATCTTCACATCCATGTCGCTTAAGATATTCAATAGCAGCCCTCAACCGGAGGGGGCTATCCTTCATTAGACCTATGGCGGTATTGCAATTCATGCAGAGCAGGCCGCGAACCTTTCCGGTTCTGTGGTCGTGATCTACTGCGAACTTAGTATAACGCGATGAGTTCAATTTGGACAGGCAAATAGCACACGAGCCATGTTGCCTTGTGAGTATCTCGTCATACTGGATATTACACACTCCGAGTTTCTTATAACGCTGGCGCTCGATGACGCAGTCCTTACACTCGTTGCGGTGTGAATTTGTTTCCTTGCGGAAGCAAAAATTATCCAGTGGCCTTTCAGCCTGACAACAGCGACACGCCTTAGACGTGCCTTGCATTTCGATAGAACTTTCTATCTATGGGGTATGTCCCCTAGTCGTTGAACCTTCCGCCCGTTAGGCGCGGCTTGGCTGCTGATTGCCCCGAAGGGGTGTTCCAGCAATTAACAAAGTTTTAGAAGGGCAAAACTAGTAGATGCCACCCTTCGAGATAGTGCGCACCTGATGCTTGTCCATCATGACAACAGCGTTGTTGAAGGCCGCGAGGACTTCACCAGACCACTGGGTCAGGAAGAGAGCAGATGCGCTGCCTGCGCCGTTGGTTTGACCAAGGCGGGAAGCGAGAAAGTCAGCCATTAAAGACTACTCCGTGTGGGTTGGATTTGATCCGATCCACGCACGGTTCATGAAGATTGTCCGGGGTGTTGGCCCCCGCAGGGGTTAGTGACTTAGGGTCGTCAGGAGGTTCATGAGTGTGTTCGGGAGTTGCCGACCAGAAGGTCAAGCACAACTATGTAATCGTCCGAACACTGAGGAGAGGCAGGGACGCTTGCTTAGCAGAGGCGTCCCCGCATAATTCATTAGGTAATTGAAAGATGATCGACGCGGCCACCTGAGCCTTCGTCGTAAAGTATTGCGGTGGCCACTGCCTCTTGTGCAGTAGCGCCGTGAGCCATGGCACCAATCGCTAACGCGGCACCAGACCCTACAGCGTGAAATGGAGCGTCAGTCGGGGCGTCCCATATCGCACCCAGTTCGAGGTAAAGACAGGCCCCTTTGGGTGAAATTAGCAGGGCGTCATAAGAACCACCGGGTGGCCCTTTGAGCCGCTTGTCCCCCGTGTAAGTGGAGAACCACTGTCTCAGACGAGCTATGTCAGCAATGGTGCCTGCGGCTCCAAAGAGCCAGCCGTGCTCATTGCTACAAATCTTGGAGTGCGTGCCCGGGAGGCGCCTCCCGCTGCTACATGTAACACAAGTGTCAGCCGCGAGGGTGCCATCCCGATAGGCAATGGTTGTCATCTGTTAGCATTGTGCCAGCGCACGAGGCGCTTGCCACACTGGGACTTCTCTAGTTCGCTGCGCTTGAGGGAAGCGATCAGCTTGAATACCTGCTGCTTGGTCAGGGTCCCGGCAGGGGCGGGTACGAAGCGGTTGAAGCACTGGACGAGGTCAGCGGGAACAGCGGGGCCTTGTGGCCGGGTGACAGACGTGAGGTCCTTACCAGCGCAGCTGGCGAGTAGTAGTAGTAGCACTACGATTGGCCACACCTGGCGTCTCATTTCCAAAGCTCCTTAAGTTTATCGGTGTCCTTCTCGGTGAGGCATTGGCGCTCAGCGTCTTCGAGTTCGGCAGTGGCCTTCTCGACGCGCTCGTTGAGGTCCATGATCACTGCGGCATCCTTGGCCGTCTCTTCAGCAAGGTGGGCATATGCCTCCTGCCGCTGTGCAAGCGTCTCCCGGAGGTACTTCGTCTGTGCCTGCAGGTTGGCAACCTCGACAGCGTGCTTGGCGGCGGCGTAGCCCTTGCCATAGACAATACCAGTGAACGTCAGGGCCGCAGCAACTGCACCGATAATCAGCCACGCACGAAACGGTACGAGGGAAAAGAATGAGAGCATTAGGCTGCTCCGCAGGTGGGGAGGAAGTTCTTGGCGTAGGAGTAAGGCATGATGATCAAGTTGGCGGCGAGGCCACCATTGCTAGTAACCCATGTCTGCACCCACTTGGGGTACACCTTCATCATGTAGCGCGTGGCATCCGGCGCAAGCTCACCAGCCTTTGAGCCCATCGCATATCGTGGTGCGTGGAAACCGAAGCTGGCCTTGGGAGTGATGCAAATGTTGGGGAGCCGCATGTAGAGGGTACAGGCCGAATTGCAGGCCCCATCAACCACGAGCCGTGCACCAAGGCTCCGGTACTCTTCACCCTGCAGCAAGAAAGCAATGAGCGATCCACCCGGGTTGTCCTTTATGACAACCGTGGGGGTACTGGCGCGTGCGAACCCGGCAAATGCAATCGCCAAGGCCAGCATCAGCCAGCCAGCGGGGATCAGTGTGCAGTTATGCTTCCAGTTTATCGTCATCGTCATCATCAGTCCTTGTTGCTTTCCAGCGAAACCAGATCGTCGCGCACACGCCGACGAGGGCGGCGGCGGCGGAAACGTATTGAAGCCAGTCGAGGTAGGTGGACATGCTGTCGGCAACGAAGCCGATGTCCTCAGCCGAGGATGCGACGACACCCATGAGGGTTGCTGCCCCACCGGCCATTGCCGAGCGGGCAGTGTTCGAGCGGACCATCGTCGTGGGGACGCGGAAGCCCAGTGCGGTGCCAACCTTGTAGGGTAGCTCACAGACTGCATCACGCTGGTTGCCACCGAGACCCATGAAGCGGTCACCCATGACGCGGGTGACGAACGTGACGTGGCCCTGCCACGAGGAAGTGCCACGCGGGAGGATGGCAAGGGCGCCCACGGTGCACGGTGAGGGCTTGCCCCACTTGAGCCACGAGCGGGCGGCGAGAGAGCCCGTGCCCCTGATGCCATGCTGGGCGAACACCCAGTGCACGAAAGCGGAGCACCACGGGACGGCATCGTCTTTCGCCCGCAGAGAGCCGGCGGCGTTGTAGTATTCGGTGATGCGGGGATTGATGGCGGGGCCAACCTTCTCGCGCACACCGATCTCGGCGCGTGCTGTTGCCAGCCACGGTGCATTGATCATCATGGGTCCCTTTGGGAAAACGTGGACGGGGGAAGGTGAGGGCTAGTACAGCGGCTCTACCTTCAACCCCGTCTCAGCGAACATCACCCTAGAAGGGCAGGGGAGTTCGCCAGCTTGTTCTTGACCGCATCACGGAACGCGGGGGAAGTCTTGTAGTCAGGGTTATTGAGGTCCTTCATCCACTGCGCCTTGTCGGCATAGCTTTCAGCGGTGGCGCCACCTTCTCCATTGAGGAGCTTAGGCTCTTTGCCAACGGCCATGCTGTGCTTGTGGGAGAGGAACGTCAGAGCTTGGTTGATACGGCCAGGATCGCCACTGCCTACTGCAGCGTCGTATGCCTTGCCCTCGGCGGCGGTGAGGCCACCTTTAGCCGCCCAATCGGCGGCGGATTGAAAGGTCTCCTCCGTCAGGCCGGCACCAGTTAGATACTTTGAGCCACGCGAGGCGTCGGCCTCCTTGGCGTTCTCAATGTACTGGTCAACCATGGCGCGGGGGATGCCCTGCTTGGCGAACGCCACATAGTCTGCGTCGTCGAGCTTGCCAGTCTTCCCAACCTTCTCAGAGAGGGCGTCGTAGTCGAGGCCAGCAGCCTTCGCGGTTTCAATCGCGGCGGCGTCCATTTCCTCTGCCGTCTTCGGCTCGGCCTTAGCATCCTTGCCGGGGACTTTGAGGAGATCGTCACCAGACTTGTCGTCAGCCGTGACTGGCTCTTTCCCCTTCTGCAGGTCAGTGATCTGAGCCCGGAGCTTTCCGAGTTCTGTCTCTGCTGCACTGTATGACGAGGCCAGCTTGTTGACGTCCCCTCCGAACTTGTCTTTGAGGACGATGCTGGCTGTCACCGCATCGGCAGGTGGCGGGTTAGCCCCAGTCACGTCTGCCGGTATAATTACGGATGTGATTTCTGTCACTTGTTAGTACGACTCGAACACGCGCTTCTTGCCGTTCGGTTTCGTAACCGAGAGCTTATAGGGGAGCATAGCGTGCTCCCCAATAACGCGGCCTTCGGTCGGGATGGGTGTTGCGTCTGGAACTGTGACGTTCACAACCGGCTTGTCAGTGTTTTTGCCCAAGTTAAGAGCCCTTCTCTTGTTGCTTGTTGAGTGCATCGCCAACCTTGTTGACGGCGTTCGGTGTTGCTGCCTGAGCCATAGACATCATCGCTTCCTGCTGCTGCTCCTGCATAACCTGTTCCTCGGTCTTGATGAGCTTGCCAACCTCGATGTTGAGGGCAGTAGCGCGGCGAGTGAGGTAGTCGGCCATATTGAAGTAGCGAAGAGCGGCGGGCCCGAAGCGTTCGACGGCGCCTCCGATGAGGAGTTCAAGTTTCTGCAGGTCGTTGCCCCGCCCGAGGGCGTCCATACCTGTGATGATCGTGGGGTTGACCAGGTCGTCTGGCAACTTGCCAAGACCTTCCACGTCAGCAAGCAGGAGCTTGGCGAGAGGAAGCTGCAAGTCCTGCGAGAGGACCGAGTAGGTGCCGCCAAGAGCGTCTTCGAGTTCGCGGGCCATGTAGCGGATTTCCTCCGCAGTGACGCGCTCGCCCTTACGCTGGACGGCAGTGTTGAGCAGGAAGGACAACGCAAGGCGTTGCTCAATCTGCTCGATCATCTTCATGGTCATTGTCATGTCGGCGGAGCGGTCAGCCTGTACGGCTCCAACATCAGAAAGCACGCCCGGTAGGGCGTCACCATTCTCAGCCGCAGTAAACTCCTTCGGTCGGATGTTCGACGCTGGGTTTATCAGCCAGATCAGCTTCGAGGAAACGGCGGCAGTGCCAAGCATCGCCTCGGTCAGTGTCTCAAGGCTGTTCAGGTCACCGAAGTATTCCTCGATGTACCCACGGCCATAGTGCTCACCGTCGATAGAGTTGAAGCGCAGGGCGACCCAGCGCATAGTATCTTCAGTGTACGAACCTTCGGAGCCGGGGACCCTATGGCCCTCGATCTCTTGATAGATGCGATAGCGGTTCTCGCTCCACCACACGTAGGTGTAGAGCTTGTGGTCGCTGTCGCTGGCCTTGTTCTTGCCGTCGGGTGTCTCTTCGGAGAGGACGACCTTGGGGGCAATGAGTTCCTTGATAGCCTTGCTAAGGTTGCGGTGCTTGAGAGTTTCGCACACGCACAGTTCGAGTATCTTCCCGCTGGGATCACGCCTAACGACGTAGTCCTTGAGGTTGAAGACCCTGGGCTTCTGCTTCTTCGGGAAGTGAATGAGGACGTTGCCTCCTACCAGCGATTGACGGAAGACCTGATACAGCGACGTGCGCGTAGCCTTGGCTTCGAGCAAGCGCATTGCTTCCTGCTCAACCGACGACAGCGCCAACTCAGCTTCAGCTTTGAAGTTGGGGTCAACCTGCAGCCGCTTCATCGCCTTGGGCGTGAGGGGCAGCTTGAAGAAGGGAGCGGCGGGAGGGAAGAGGGTGAGGAGCAACTTCGACGACATGTTGTTAACGCCTCGTGCACCTATTGACTGGTGCGGGGAGGGGTAC